TGGAGATTTACATTTAACCAATGAAGCAAAAACAGAAGGTAACGCAGTTGATGGCACTAAAGGTAATTGGACTATTCAAGAAGGCTCTGAGGATCTTTACATATTAAATAATAAATCTGGTAAAAAATATAAGTTTAAACTAGAGGAAATTTAAAAAGTCATGGCTTTTGGAATAACAGCTTTTGCAGAAAGTCCTTTTGCTGCAGGCACATCCCCAAATGTTAGTGTTCAATTAACTGGTTTTGGATTAAATGTAAATGAAGGAACTGCTCAAGCATTTACAGACGTAACTACGGAAGATGTAACTGGAATAGCAATGAATGCTAATCTAGGCACTGTAGATATTTTCGCAGGTGTTGAAGTATTCCTAACAGGTCAAACTTTATCTTCTAACTTAGGTTCTGTTACCATAACAGGACAAGCTAATGTTGATCTGACAGGACAAGCCATAACAGCTAATCTTGGAACAGCGCAAGCTTTCACTGATGTTGTGACAGAAGATGTAACTGGAATAGAAATATCTTCTAATTTAGGTAGTGTTACTACTACAGCTAACGCTAATTTAACCTTATCTGGTTTTGACCTGACTATGCAGGAAGATAATGTTACTGTAGGAGCAGATGCAAATGTTACTTTAACTGGACAAGCACTAACAGCTACTCTTGGAACAGCTGTTTTAGATGCTAATAGTTTAATAGATGTGACTGGTTTTGACTTAACCATGCAAGAAGGAACTGCTACAGCTCCTGATTCATTAGCTATATTAACAGGAATTGAAATGACGATGGCAGAAGGTAGTATACAAAACATTATATGGAATCCAGTAGATACAGGAAATGCCCCAATTGACCCTCCAGGTTGGAAAGAAGTAGCTTGATTTACATGAAAAATATAAATATAATAAAATATTAAGGAATTTATAATATGGCCAATTCAACATCAGCTAATCTAAAATTAACTGTTCAAGCAACTGGAGAAAATTCAGGAACTTGGGGACAAATTACTAACACTAACTTACTAATTCTTGAACAAGCAATTGGTGGTTATGATGCTGTAGGGTTAAATGCAACAACAGGTGCAACTCTAACTTTTTCAAATGGTGTCTTATCTAACGGTAAAAACCAAATATTAAAATTAACAGGAACTATTACATCAAACGTTGATGTTGTAATCCCGGATTCCATTGAAAAAACATACATGGTAGAAAATGCAACTACAGGTGTTTTTACTGTAACATTTAAAACAACTTCTGGATCAGGTGCTACTTGGTCTACCACTGATAAAGGATATAAAATTTTATATTCTGACGGAACTAATATCGTAGATATTACAGCAGATTTAGGAGACATAACTGCAGGGGCTATTAATTCAGGAGATATTACTTCAGGAGATATTACTTCAGGAGATATTACTGCCACAGGACACATTTTACCCGGTGCAAATGATACTTATGATTTAGGAGCTTCAGGAAACGTATGGAGAAACATATATACAGGAGACTTACATCTTAGTAATAAATTTAAAGAAAAAGGTAATATAGTTGATGGAACTAAAGGAAATTGGACTTTACAAGAAGGTGAAAATGATATATTTATGATTAATAATATATCTGGAGAAAAATTTAAAATTAATTTATCTAAGATATAAGGAGATTTATAATGGCTATTATTTCAAATGGAAATACAATTATTGATAATGGAGCAATTGATGCGAACGAAGTCGATACTACGCAGATTGCAGCAAACGCAGTCGAAACAGCAAAAATAAACGACGATGCAGTAACAGCTGCTAAGTTAGCAGACACTGCAGTAACTGCGGGAGCTTACACTTCTACAAGTCTTACTGTAGATGCTCAAGGTAGAATTACAGCAGCTTCAAGTGGAGCAGGTGGTGCAGGGGGTTTTGTACCTCAAGCAGTACATATTGGCCCCACAAGTGGAACTTATACAGCTAACCCAGGAGCCAATGCTGGTTTAAGTTATATTTATGCCGCAGGAGGAGGAGGCGGTGGAGGAACTGGAAATCCATCAAATAATCCTGGTAGGGGAGGAACTGGAGGAGACGGCGGCTTTGGTGCTTACTTTAAATCTGTTTCAGGTGGAACAGGTTATCCTTACAATATTGGAGCAGCAGGAAATGGTGGTGCATATTCTCCCGGCACTAGTGGTGGTAGTGGCGGTGCTGGATCACCTGTTTCATTTCCTCAATTTGGAACAGTAAATGGTGGTAACGGCGCTGGTGGAGCCTCTTATCAAAACCGGGGTGGTGATGGTACTGATGGTACTGCACCAGGAGCAACTTTAACTTATCCAGAACGTAATATGTTTGTAGGAGGAGAGACTTTATTTGGAAAAGGTGGTAATCCTGGTGGTAATCCTGGTGGCATTGGTGGAGCCGGAGTACAAGGTGCAGTATTTTTATATGAGAACATAGGAGTTTAATTATGGCTTATTTAATTTTTAATAAAGACTTGGATAATGTATCAGGTACATTATGCGCAATAGCAGCAAATAATACTGATCTAAATAATTTAAATATAGACCTAGATACTATAAAAAAAATAACTATAGATGATAGTGTTTTTTCACAAGTACAATTATCTGAAAGTTTTCCAGAATCTTATGATGGAGAAACGGTTATTTATGCAGTAGTATCTCATAGTTATGAAAACCAGGAAATATTTCAAACTGACATTAATAACAGAATTTCTTTAATAAACCGTTTTTTAAAATTTAACGGAGATCACCCAGATTATACAAAATGGAATAATTTTAAAACTCAACTTGAAAATTTAGACATAAAAGGTCTTACTTATCCTTATGAAAAAAGTTTAGAAAAACATTTATTAGATAACTCATTAACCTTTCTAAATCCTTTACAATTACCTTAAAATATTATATAAATTTTTGAATGTTTTCAAGAAAGATAAAGTTCAGTTGTCATGAAGATTATTTTGATCAAAAAGAAGATTACCCCATACCTACTGTAGTAAATATACCAGAATGGTATAAAAAATTAGAACATTCTATGGAGAAAATGACAGTAAAAGGGTGCATGCCTTTTTTAGATACTTTAAAAATAGGTTATATTTTAAAGATACCCCAAGATATAATAATTAAACATAATGTCCCTAATCCAGAAAACGAAAATAAATTAGATTCTTTTCAAAAAACATCCCTAGATAATCAATCTGGTTTTGTAGCAGCAAAATCTTTAAATTTTAATGCCGGTATTTCGGAAGCACATCCTACCTATCAATTACAAGGGGCTCCTGTAATTAAAAAAAATAGTGACCAACCTTTTCATAAAATTTTAAATCCATGGAACATAACTACTCCCGCTGGATATTCTTGTTTATTTGTTCCTCCTTTAAATAATGCAGATGGTAGGTTTTCAATTCTACCCGGTATTGTAGATACGGATGAATTTAATAATCCAATTAATTTTCCAATAGTATTAAATGGAGATAAGTACCCTAGCCAAGAACTTTTTCTTAAAAAGGGAACTCCTTATGTTCAAGTAATTCCATTTAAAAGAGATAATTGGAAAATGGAATTAGTTTCTATGCCTGAAAAACAAATAAAAAAAAACAAACTCTTTTACGATTTAACTTTACTTAATAAATATAAAAATAAATTTTGGAAAAGAAAAACATGCAAATAAAAGATTGTATTAAAGTATATGAAGATGTGTTTCCTCTAGAAACACTATCATCTATTATTAGATACCTGAATGTCATAGAGTTTAATCCTGCTACAATAGTAAATAATGGAACAGATAGGAAAATAAGAAACACTGAAGTCTATAATTTAAGTAGACTAAATGATAAAATGACGGATGTCCATTGGGCTGCGATCATACAAAAAATTTTAGTAACATTAATAAATAAATACTTTAAAGATATGCAAAGTGAAATTTCTTGTAATAGAATAGTGGACATATCTTTTTTAAAATATGAGGAAGGTGGATTCTACAAATGGCACACAGATCACTGCGCTGAATTTCCAAGAACAGTTAGTGCTATATTTATATTAAATAATGACTATGAGGGGGGAGAGTTGTGTTTTAGAAACCCTGATGGTAGTGGTGAAATTACTATAGATAAAAAAGCTAATTCAATTATACTTTGGCCCAGTAATTTTTTATACCCACATACAGTAAAACCTGTTAAAAAAGGTACTCGTTTTTCAATAGTGGGTTGGGCTCTTTAAAAAAAAATAAATTATGTTAAATTTTAAAAAAGATATTAAATTTAAAAAAATTGAAAACTTTCTAAGTAAAGAAGAAATAGAAATATATAAAGAATATTTTTTAATCAAACATAAAAACAATACTAATGAGTTTGATTTCATACAAAACAACAACGGAGACACTATTTTGTATGCTGACGCATTAACCGAATCTCTATTAATGCAAAAGAAAAATATAATAGAAAAAGAAACTAATTTAAATCTTCATCCCACTTATTCTTATTTTAGGATGTACACAATGTTTGCTGATTTAAAAAAACATTCAGACAGACCTTCTTGTGAAATTAGTGTAACAGTTATGGTAGGGTCTAGTGGTGAAAAATGGCCTATATTTATGGATGGTGTATCAGTAGAATTAAAACCTGGAGATGCGGTTATTTATTTAGGCTGCGATGTAAAACATTGGAGAGAAGAATTTTTAGGGGACTGGCACTCTCAGTTTTTTTTACATTATGTAGATAAGAAGGGTCCATATGAAAAACTTAATTTAGATAATAGATTATATCTAGGAGCACCAGATTGGTGTAAAAAAAATGCAATTTAAACAAAAAAAAGACGGTTCATGTGATATGGTATTTTCTTGGAAAGAGATATTTATAATAATAAGAAAAAAAAAATTAACTTTTACTGCAGAAGGTTTAAGACATTTTGGAAATGTTCTAATTAAAATAGTATCAGAATGGAATATGAATTTTAATGAAAAGTTACAAAATAAACAAACTAAAGAAAAAGATTTAGATAAAATTAAAGGAGAATAATCTAATGCAATATAAATTAGATCAATTTATTGGTATTTTAGATTAAATCTAAACATAGTAATGAAACCTTAGAAATTTTGTAGTTATAGGTCATTATATTGTTTCTTTCATTATCTATATAATTAATATATAAGGCATTATATGCTACAAAAACTTAACTTTAAACCTGGTTTTAACAAACAAGCCACTGAATCAGGGGCTGAATCTCAATGGGTCGATGGTGATTTTGTTAGATTTAGATATGGACTACCTGAAAAAATAGGGGGTTGGTCACAACTTACAAATTCTAATAATACTTTACCTGGAGTAGCACGTGCTCAACATGCTTGGACAAGCATTGCAGGTGAGAGATATGTAGCAATTGGAACATCACAAGGTTTATTTTTATATTATGAAGGTGAGTTTTTTGATATTTCTCCGCTTGCAACAGCAATCACTGGAGCCACTTTCGATGCTACCTCCGGTTCACTTACTATTACAGTTAATAAAACATCACACGGTTTATTAGATGGAAGATATGTTACTTTTTCTTCAGTAACCGTTCCAACAGGATCCGGTTATGCAACATCTGATTTCACAAATAACACGTTTGAAGTTTTAAATAAAACAGCTAATACCTTTCAAATTACCATGCCTTCTAATTCCGCAGCTTCAAGTTCAGGAACAGGTTCAGCACAAATTGATCCTTATGATATTGTTGGTCCAACTTTTCAAACAGCGGGTTTAGGATGGGGAACTGATACTTGGGGATCAAATACATGGGGAACTGCAAGTGCTACTAGTAATGTAATTTTAGATCCAGGTTTATGGTCTTTAGATAATTTTGGTCAAATATTAACTGCAACTATTCACAACGGTAAAACATTTACCTGGAATGCAGGAGCTGCTACACCTAGAGCAAATAGAGCAACCGTTATGTCAGGTGCTCCTACTAAAACAAGATTAACTCAAGTATCCGATAGAGATAGACATTTATTTCATTTTGGAACAGAAACTACAATTGGTGATACTTCAACATTTGATCCAATGTTTATTAGATTCAGTGATCAAGAAAACTTTAATGAATATCAACCAACAGCAACTAACACCGCAGGAACTTTTAGATTAGATAAAGGTAATGAAATTATAGGTGCCGTTTCAGGTAAAGATTATACTTTAGTCC